TGGGTTTTAGACCTGGTCATCGCATGGCTTATCACACTGTGAGTTTGTGGGGCCGAGGCTTTAAACCCTCGGCCCTCCAAGCTCTCTTGCCTCTCTGAGCTGAGCTTATCTGCAGCTTTGTGAGCTGCGCCCACCCGACGGACACTTTAGGAGATCCCGATGATATGTAAACTATATCCACAAGACGTAGTTTACCTCTGCACCGTGATCTTCTCTCGAGTCCTAAGCGGGTGGTTCAACCAGTCAGTGGAGTCGGTCGCACTCCATTTCTTTCCGCGAGGAAATTAATGGCGCTTCCTTCTCCTTATGCACTGACTGATAAAGCGGCGGCCTCTTCGTTGAAGAGCGTTGCACCTGTCCGGACACCTCTCGGGATGGAGTTCATCTTCTACGAAATCTTTATCGACGGGCGTCGCGAATTCATAAGTGCGGGTTATCCTCTCAAGGATTTCCCGTTTACCTATGTTTTCGTTGATGCTCGTCGAAAAGAACGTATTAGATGTTACTTCACATTCGAGAGTTGGCTCAGCCAGGATTGCAAAGTTAAGCGCTGTCTTGTTGCGTTGCCGCGCCTTAGAATCTCAGATTTTAAGGTTCGGATAACGCTTCCGGGTGTTAAACCCTCAGGCAGTACTTATGCCGTCCCTACTGCAGTGCGAAAAGCACGTAGTAGCGTCTCTGCTCTCCGACAACGGAAGCAGGCATCTAGTGGATTTCGGAAGTCATCTTCTCTTCGCCCGACTGGGGAAACTCTCTTCCGGTCTTTCGATTCTATTACGGAGACGAAATTTGGAGCGGGGTATAGCGTTAATCACGCTCCCTCCTCCTATCTCTGTTATAGGCGCGATTGGACCGGGGTGAGAACTCCTGGGTTTGGCAAATTGAAGAAATCACAGTTACCGGTTAATCCGCATACTGTGAAGATAACCGAGATTGTGGACGGGTACAGCTCCTTTCAAGTTGCTGCACCGGCGAACCCATCTTTTCAAAATGAGTTCTCCAAGTTCACTCTCCACTATCTTGCCCCGCCAGATAATTCTGCTCATTTAGCAGACTCTGAACTAAAAGCACTCCGGAACCTAATTGCCAAAGCCGAGCTCGATATTGAAGCTAATCTCGCGCAAGACTTTGCTCAAATAGGTCAAACCGTTAAGCTGATTGGCAACACTGCCAAACGCTTAGCTAAAGC